CTGCAAACACAAGTTGCCAGCTTGGTTGCATCAGTAACATTCGGTAGCACGTATCTTACCAGTGCTTATAAGAAATATATAATTGAATTGATAGATATAGTTCCTGAAATAGACGTACAAACATTACGGATGATTGTATCAGAAGATAACGGCGCCAATTATAAAACTGGTGGCAGTGATTATGAATTCCAAGGCGCTCACATAGCTTCTGGTGGCTCTTTATCAGGACAGGGTCAAACAAATCAAGCATTTATAAATATAACAGGTCAAGGCAATCAGTCAGGTAACGCTCCTGGTGAGTCTGCTTGTGCTTCAATTGCTTTGTATAATCCTGGCGGCACTACATTAAATAAAAGATTTTTTATTAACGCAACAATAGAAGATAGCGCTGGAACAGTGCAATTTTATTCAATGGCTGCCGCATACAAAGGCACAAACAACCCAATCAACAATATTAAATTTTCCTTCAGCGCAGGCAATATAGCCACTGGAATATTCAAACTTTATGGAATCCAATAGGAGTACAACCCATGCCATTTCCTACAATAGATAATGATTTACTTGATACCGGTATTTTGCAGGGGCAAATACCGATTATTGGTGCTGGCAATAAACTTCCAGCCTCAATTATAAATTCAGGAACAAGTGCAAACCAGTTTGTGCAACTAGACAATGCAGCCAAACTACCTGCGCTTGATGCAAGCCAGCTTCTCAATCTACCTTCAGGTTTGGGTGGTGGGTTGGTGTTGCTGCAAACACAAATTGCAAGTGGCTCTACTTCTATTTCTTTTAGCAGTACATATCTTACAACCGCATACAAGCATTATATTATTATGTACTCTGGGGTTTATGGTACGATACCACCAGCAAATTATTTATATTTAACTACTTCAAATAATAATGGCGCTTCATATTCTACTTCAGGTTATACATGGGCCGGACAATGGCAAAATCCTGGATCTGGAACGATAAACGGAACGGGTATTTCTAACGACTCAAAAATTGATATTACTGTCCAATCAGGAAACTTCTCTAACTCCGCAAGCTCTCCTGCCAGTGGCACTATAAATCTTTTCGATATTACTACGCCAGGGGTTAGTACGCCTACATTCATGATGGAATATAATGATTTTGCATTTCTCGTAAGTGGAGGTGGCAGTATATCTACTGGCCCTATTAATAATATAAAGATAGCCCCTCCTTCTGGCACGTTTAACGGAACATTCAAACTCTATGGAGTTTCTTAATTACCACCCTTCCTATTTTTTTAACCATATAATTATTGGAGAACTACTATGCCTATAATACATGATGGTACAACTGTGCCTGAAAATACACCTTGCGGAATGGATACCGCACAATTTCCGCGTCTTGATGAAGAAGGCAATGAACTTCCAGGCCACGGAATCTACCCACTTACTGGTGCTGACCTTTCTGATTACAATGCTCGTGTTGCAGCCGCTGCAGCTAGTGCATTGCCAAACGCAAAACAACGTAAATTTTCTGAGCTGGAAGTTATAAGAAATGTAAAGCAGTATGCTAATGTTACTTATGGTGGCAATACATATAATGCAGGCCAGGTTGCGAGGAGCAACCTCACTGCCATGTTATTATCTTTCAATTCAGGCACTAAAACCGATGATTTCTGGCTCGACATTGATAATAACCATGTGATTTTGACACAAGCCCAATTCCAGGAATTGTTTAATGCATTTTTCACCTCACAACAAAATGCTTACATGACAGAAAGCACCAAACACCAGGAAATTGATGCACTGACTACAGTTACTGCTATTGACACTTATGATGTTAATGCTGGTTGGTAATAATAAGGGCAAGAATTCTGGTTCCAAGTAGAAGACCTTTATTCTTGCCCCATTTAAATGTAAATGGGGGTTAAAATAATGCCAGAACAATTTCTTCATGGCGTAGAAGTCGTACAAATAGATACAGGCGCGCGGCCAATACAGACCGTAAAATCATCCATAATTGGTTTGATTGGTACAGCGCCAGGAGCCGATGCCACACTTTTTCCTGTTAATCAGCCCGTGCTGATTGCCGGAAATCGTACCGATGCTGCTAAACTTGGCGCCACCGGAACTTTACCATCTGCCATTGATGCCATCTTTGACCAAGCTGGCGCTATGGTTGTTGTAGTTCGTATAGTAGCTGGCGCAGATGAGGCTGCTACAATTGCAAATATTATCGGCGGTGTTGATGAGGATACTGGTGCCTATAAAGGTGTACAGGCATTCCTTGGTGCTGAAAGTATAGTGCATGTTTCCCCACGAATACTGATAGCGCCTGGTTTCACCCACCAACGTAGCGGCACCAGTGCTAATGCTGTGGTTGCTGAATTGCTTGGTATTGCTGAAAGGTTAAAAGCGGTAATTATCGCCGATGGGCCAAATACCAATGATGCTGACGCTATTACCTACCGCGAGGATTGGGGTAGCGCGCGTGTATATGTTATTGATCCTGCCGTTAAAGTATTTGATCCTGATACTAATGCAGAAGTTATAGAACATGCCAGTGCGCGTGTAGCAGGTCTTATTGCAAAAATAGATAATGACCTCGGCTTCTGGTGGTCGCCATCCAATCAAAATATAAATGGTATTACCGGCACTGCAAGGCCAGTTGATTTTGCACTTGGTGATACTAATGCCCGCGCCAATTATCTTAATGAACATGAGGTGGCAACTATTATCAGGCAGGATGGTTACAGGCTGTGGGGTAGCCGCACCTGTTCTTCCGATCCTAAATGGGCATTCCTTTCTGTAAGGCGTACTGCTGATATTATAAATGATAGTTTGCTGCGCGCGCATTTGTGGGCGGTAGACAGGAATATTACCAAAACATATATCGAAGATGTGCTTGAAGGTATTAATGCCTACCTTGCCACTTTAAAAGCCCTTGGTGCTATTCTTGGAGGCAAAGCCTATGCCGACCCTGAACTTAACACCCCTGCTAATATATCGCAAGGCAAAGTGTATTTTGATTTCGAATTCACTCCACCATATCCGGCGGAACATATAACTTTCCGCAGCCATCTGGTGAATGATTATATTTCTGAAATCTTATAGGCACTGGCACTTAACTACTAACTGGAGATTTTTCCATGATCCCTAAAATCCTAAAAAACTTTAATGCTTTCGTAGATGGCCGTGGCTACGCTGGACGTGTTGATGAAATTACTTTGCCAAAGCTTACGGTAAAAACTGATGAACATCGTGCCGGCGGTATGGACGTGCCTGTAGAAATAGACATGGGCATGGAAAAACTCGAAGCCGATCTTACTTTTGCTGAATATGATGCAGAGCTGTTCCGCTTATTTGGTCTGGTTGATGGCAATTCTGTATCAGTTACCTTGCGTGGAGCGATGCAAGCTGGCGGTGAGGCTGAACCTATTGTGGTAACACTGCGCGGTTCTTTCCGTGAGCTTGATTCCGGCAACTGGAAAGCCGGAGACAAAGCTACACTAAAATGCATGATGGCAATACGCTATTACCGTTTTAATATAAGCGGTGTAGATGTAATAGAAATTGACGCAGAAAATATGATACGTATTATCGGCGGCGTGGATCAGATGGCTTCCATCAGACAGGCAATAGGTATTTAATGTTTAAGTTTATCAAAACCATATTTACAAAACTGAATCATAGGTTACGTGGAAATAATAATTCCAGGGTAACGAAATATTCGGAATTGCAAAATCTATTCCGTAAAGAATAGTTACCTTTCTTCATTTCAAATCAACAATTTTACAACTTTTAGGAGGATTGCCATGCAAGCCATTACATTATTCGTGCCTGTTACTATTAATGAGGCAACTTACTCAACACTAAATATCCGCCGCCCCAAGGTGCGTGATAGGTTGGCTGTAGAACGCATCAAGAAAACGGATGCAGAAAAGGAAATTGCCCTGATTGCTAACCTTACAGAAGTAGAGGTTGCGGTAATAGAGGAGCTTGACCTTGCTGATTACAATAAGGTGCAGGAGGTTCTGCAAAGTTTTTTGGCACCAGCACCAGTGACCTCAGAATCGCAGTAATATCCATTGCCTCTGTTACTGGCGGGGGTATTGAGCAATTTCTTAATATGGAACTTGAAGAGTTTCGTATGTGGCTGGAAGCAGCCAGAACATTCACAAATAAAACCCCATGAGTAAATCACATATATTATCCGTAACTATTGGAGCAGCTCTCCAAAGCGGTTTTAAATCTGTAATCGGTGATAGCACCAGCCAGATCAGCCGCCTTGGGGATGCCATCCGCAAAATGGAAACAGATAGTAAAAGGATAAATACTTTCAGGGGGATGTCTGCTGATTTAGGTGCGGCAAAACATACGTGGCAGGAAGCGGAAAGCCAGGTAAGAAGGCTGGCTATTGGCATTTCTTCCACGGCTCAGCCAACTCAGGATATGCAGCGTGAATTTGAGAAAGCTGAATTTGCGGCAGGTAAAGCAAAAGATGCTTTTATAAAAAAGCGCGATGCACTTCATAATGTGCGCATGGAAATGGTTTCTGCTGGCCAAGCCAGTGGCGGCCTTTCGATGGAACAAATACGCCTCGGCGGTTCCATCGAAAGGCTTAAGCTTAAATACACTGCTTTAAATAGTGTCATAACTGAGCATAAAGCAATATTGGCAAAGCGTTCTGAACTCCGAGGCCAAATAGCTGATACTCTTGCTCTTGGTGCTGCAATTGTTGCTCCGCTTCATTCAGCAGCAAAGTTTGAAACTGAAATGTATAATTTGAAGGAAAATCTAGTTGATTTGCCTGAAAATGAGCATGAGGCTACAAAAGTTCTGGATAAGTTTGGCACCTCACTTAAGAATCTGTCACGCACCCTACCTTTCACCGCCGAACAACTTGTTGTAATGGCAGAAAGTGGTGGCCATATTGGTATTGCAACAGATAAGCTTGGCGACTACATCAATACTACTGCAAAAATGGCATTCGTATATGGTATGAGTGCCGAAGATGCCAGTGATGCTGCAGCCAAAATGTCAGCAGCCTATAAATTGCCTGTAGGTCAGTTGCAAAAATTAGGGGATGTTATAAACCTCCTGGGTGATACACAGCAGGCAAAGCCTGGTGAGATTTTTAAAACAATGGCAAAATCCGCTGGCGCTGCTTCAAATTTCGGCTTATCTGCAGAGCATGTTGCTGCCCTTGCCAGCGCATTCATCTCACTAGGGAAAGAACCACGTAATGCAAGTTCTGCTATTACCGATATGCTTATGAAGCTTGGTAATGCTGAAAAACAAAGCGACCAATTTAAAAAAGGACTATCCAGCCTTGGATTTGAAGCCTCAGATTTTAAAGAAGCTATAAAACAGGATGCTTCCGGTGCATTGATGGAATTTTTAAAAGCCGCAAATGAAGCGGAAGATAAAACAGGCATATTGTTTGATATGTTTGGTGGAGGTGCAGCAGATGATATAACCCTGCTGGTAGATAACCTTGACCATTATAAAAAAGCACTAAATAACATTACAGATGAATCAAAACGTACTGATGCTGTTCAGCACGAGTTTGAATCTAAAATGAAAGCCAGTGAGGCCCAATTTCAATTATTTACAAATTCACTGCACGTACTTGGCATCAATATTGGCTCTGTCCTGCTTCCTGCCTTGAATTCTGTGCTTGGTGTGTTTGGCTCCGTTCTTGGTGTTGTATCAGATAGCATGCAAAAATTTCCAATTCTTGCCAAGGTTATATTAATACCAATAGTGAGCCTTATGGCTCTTAAAGTTGCTTCCATTGCACTTGTTTATGCATGGACTTTTGTACAAGGTGGGGCGCTGCTGGTAAGAACAGCTTTATTTAAAATGGGTATAGAAGCCACTCTTGCAGGTATAAAATTTAATAGTTTCAATGCTGCATCACTTATTACTTCCATAAGATTAAAAGCCCTGGCCTTTGGTTCTGTAATTGCCAGCATATGGAGAGCATTAGGTGCGGCTCTTGTTTTTACAACAACACGCCTTATGGCTTTTAATACTGTAGCGGCTATCACCTATGTGCGCACAAAAGCCCTTGCAATTGGGCAGGTGCTGATTGCTGTATGGGGAATGCTTGGTAATGCAGTGTCTTTTGCAAGTGCCAGGTTACTTACTTTTAATGCGGTATCTCTGATAACTGCCGCACGTATCAGGTTATTTGCTTTAGGTAGTATTATTGCTTCTTTTGCAGGTGGGCTTATTACTTTTGCCAGTACCGCCATTCCAGTTGTAATTGGTGGTCTAAGGGCTTTAACAGTTGCGTTAATGACTAATCCTATTGGCCTGGTAATTGGCGGTATCGCACTTGCTGCTGGCCTCATAATTGCCAATTGGGAAAAGGTTAGAACATTTTTTGCTGGGATATGGGAGCCAATAAAACCAGCATGGGAAGCATTTGCCAACTGGATAGGCAGTTTCTGGAAAATTATCAGTGCTCCAGTTGCGGCTATTGGTAAAGTATTTGAGTTTCTTTTTGGCTCTAATAAAAAGTTGCAGGCTAATATTACAGGATCACAGGAAGCTGCCAATGCAGCGGAGACAAATATAAGCAGTAGCTTGCCGGTTCCAGAAGTTGCAGGGCAATCTTTTATTCCTGGTACACCGGAAATACCAGCAACAAATATTGCTGGGATAACCCCGCTTCCTAATATCCAGAATACTCCGGTATCTTTTGCAAGTCCTGCTGCTCCTAACCAGAGCATTAGTGAATCAAAAACTATCCATAATAATTTCAAAATTGAAGTAAATGCGGCCCCAGGGCAGGATATTAAAAGTATTGCCGAGGAGGTGATGCGTAAAATAAAAGAAATGTCCCGTGGTGCCTTGTTTGATACTGCAGGAGCTACATTATGAGCGTGATGATGGCACTTGGCCCATACCGTTTTGCCCTTTCTACCAGCGCATACCAGCAACTAAAACGCAGTATAGAATATCGCTGGCAGGCACAGGACAGGATCGGCAATAACCCTGCTATGCAATTTATTGGGCCAGGCAAAGAGCAGATAGGTTTTGAAGGAGTGATATATCCTGAATTCCGTGGAGGGCTTGGCCAGACTGAAAGCATGAAACGCAACGCTGATATTGGCCAGCCTCTTTTACTGGTTGATGGCCTTGGGAGGGTGTGGGGTCGTTGGGTGATAATGCAAATTGAAGAAACCAGGGAAACCTTCCTGAGTAATGGTGTGCCACGCAAGATAAGTTTCAGCATGACCATTGTCAGTTATGGGGAAGATTAATGATAAAATACCGAACCAGTGAAAATGATATGCTTGACTGGATTGCGTGGAAACATTATGGCACCCAGGATGGCATTGTTGAAGCCATCCTGGAAGCAAATCCTGGCCTTGCAGATAAAGGCGATAAGCTTCCTGCAGGCCTGGTTATCATACTGCCGGAAATACAGATACCAAAAACTGATACAATAGTAAGGCTCTGGGACTGATATGACCACACCTGATTTCAGGGTAATTGCGGAAGGCGCTGATATTACAGCCGCCATACGCAGGGGACTTCTATCTTTAAGTGTTACGGACGAGGCCGGTTTTACCAGCGATAAAACAGAAATAAAGCTCGATGACAGGGATGGCAAAATATCCATGCCACGTACTGGTGCCAAGCTGGAAATTTCCTTGGGTTATAAGGAAAGTGGCCTGGTTAATATGGGCATTTATGTTGTCGATGAAGTGACAGTGGAAAGTCCACCACAAAGCATGACAATCCGCGCCCACGCCGCTGATATGCGGCAAGTGTTAAAAGCACCACGCACTAAAACATGGGGGAAAATTACAATAGGTGCTCTGGTTAACACCATAGCCGGTGAGCATGGCCTTACACCACGTATCACACCTGAGCTTACTGCCTTTGAAATTCCGCACCTTATACAAACAGAAGAAAGTGACCTGCATTTATTAACCAGGCTGGCACTTGCCCATGACGCTGTAACAAAACCTGTAAATGGTTTCCTGTTATTTGCTCCCAAGGGACAGGCAAAGGCGGTAAGTGGTACACTGATATCACCTGTAATCTTATCTTCAAAAGATATAACCAACTGGCAGGCAACTTTTGCCGAACGTGGTAAGTACAGTAGCGTTGAAGGTTCCTGGCATAACAAACAAACTGCCTTGCAGGAAAAAGTAACAACTGGAAGCGGCAAGCCGGTTTATACAATCCGCCATACATACGATAGTAAAGCGCAGCTCGAAGCTGCTGTAAAAGCAAAACTTAACCAGCTACAGCGCGGTACAGGAACATTAACTATATCGCTCCCTGGCAACCCGCGCTTTATGGCAGAAGGTAAGCTTACGCTTGTAAATGTAAGAAGTGGTGCTGACGGGGATTGGAATATTACCACAGTCGAGCACCAGCTTGATAACAGCGGCTATATATGTCGCATAAACGCACAGACACCACAAAAATAATAATATTGGAGAACTATAATGTCCAAGCCAAGGAAACTGGCTAGCCATATTGTGCTGCCACGCGAAGATTTTGAAGAAATGCTATGCCGCGCCGCCGAGCGTGGCGCAAGGCGCGCACTTGCAAATGTTGGTCTTGATGGGCCGGATGCTGCAAATGATATCAGGGAACTTCGCGCGCTGCTTTCTGCATTCCAGCTCGCCAAACGCACAGCACTACTGACAACGGTAAAGGTAACTACTGCCTTTCTACTACTTGCCCTGATTACTGGCGTTGCAATCAAATTACGCATCAATGAATTTTTTGGAGGTAAATAACCATGATTACATTATTTGGAAGCTTGCTTGGTTTTCTAGGAGCCGCATTTCCTGATTTTTTAAAATTATTCCGTGATGCACAGGATAAGAAGCATGAAATTAAAATTCTTGAAATGCAAATGGAGCAACAGAAGCAAGGCCATGCGCAGCGCCTCGAAGAAATTACTGTGCAAGGCAATATGCAGGCAGATATTGCGGAAAGTCAGGCACTATATAAAACCTATACCACAGGTATTACATGGGTAGATGCACTTAATGGCACCGTGCGTCCTGTAATTGCCTATGCGTTCTTCATTCTATATGCAGCCGTGAAAATCCTTGCTTATCTGGCTGTATCTAATTTCGCTACTACTTCTCTAGCTATTCTTTACACCACCTTGTGGACAGAAGAAGATGCCGCAATATTTGCAGGCATTATCAGCTTTTACTTTGGTCAACGGGCTATGAATAAGCTTCGTGGTAGTAAGTAGGTATGAAAATTGGACAGAAAAAATTACATTCGTTTTCTGAGGCTTGCGTGAATACATTCGTAGGCTTTGGGATATCACTTGTCGCACAGTTATTTGTTTTTCCACTGCTTGGCATTTACATCACCTATACCCAAAACCTGCAGATAGCCTTGATATTTACCGCATTAAGCATTTTGCGCAACTATATATTGCGCCGCATTTTTAATTACATTCATTGCAGGTAGTATTTTATGCGCCATATAACCCAGGAAGGGCTTGACCTGATTTGCCGTTTTGAAGGCTTTTCAGCAAATATTTATATATGTCCTGCTGGTTATCCAACTATTGGCTATGGCCATGTGGTTAAGAAATATGAAATGGAAAAATTCAAGGCTGGTATTTATGAGGATACAGCTATGGTACTGCTAAAAACAGATGTACAAATAGCGGAACAGGCAGTCCTGCTCTTTATTAAAGTTCCACTTACCGACAACCAGTTTAATGCCTTGGTTTCTTTTACCTATAACCTAGGATCAGGCGCTCTGCAACGCTCTACCTTGCGCCACAAGGTAAATGCTGAAGATCATCATGATGTGCCGGATGAGTTTAAGAAATGGGTGTGGGGTGGCAGCAGGAAGCTGCCTGGACTTATAAAAAGACGGGCGGCTGAAGCTAATCTGTATATAAATCCTCCCACATAA